TGACCACCGTAGAGACTTCAAGAGAATTGACTTTACAAGACCGTTGCGACTCCTGTGGAGCTGCCGCTAAGCTCGTTGCTACCTTTCTTAACGGGGAGCTTATGTTCTGCGCGCACCACGCTCGAAAGATGAACAAGTCCATTATTGATAAATCTATTAGTATCTTTGACCCTGAGGGCGCTCTACTGTCCTTCTAATGTCCTCGGTCAATCGCTATGTATGCGAACTCTGTAAAAAGACCTTTGTTGTCCCGTCTTTAGCCCGACGGTGCGAGCAAAAACATCTAGAATCAGAGTATGAGTGAAGCCCTACGCCAAGTACAGAACATAGGTAGCCAAGTCCACAAGATGGCTCCTACCGCTAAGTTCTACTCGCTTCCTAGTGCAAAAAAGCGACAAGCTTACTTAGACGCAGTAAATGCAAAAAAGAAGAAGTCAGCTACAGGGGCGGGTTACCCAACCCGCGATGTTACTTCGGGCTCTGGTAAGAAAGAACGTATCGGCACTCGCACCAAGTCTAAAGATAGTGGTGTTGTAGAAGGCGAGATTGTAGACGAGGGCAGAACTTCTCAAGCGCAACCTTACGAGGATATTGAAGACGCAGTTATTGTACCTAACTCTCCTGCTATTGGCGGAGCTCGCAAAGCACTTCCTGGCCCACGTCAGTTTAACAAAGTTAAGTTGCCAGAGAACAAGATTACAGAAGTACCTACTAAGTCAGTAGAGGGTCAGCGCACACGTATTAGTACAGGGCGCTTGGCAGGTAACCGACTTTCTTGGGAAGAGATGCAGTCGGGACGATATGCTGGCGCCATCACTAAGGGTGGAGAGATTAACAGGCGTGAGGGCATTAAGGTGGGAGAGCGCCCAAGCACACGTGCCTCACAGGACCCAGAGTACAAGGCTCAGCTTCTATCTAAATTAGAAAATGAAGTTAATGGCTCAACACCACCAGCTCCATCTAACCCTGTTGCAGGCCGCCAATGGGAAGAGTAAAGAAGACCTCTATTAAGAAGCCTAAGACAGCTGTAGAGAAAGCTGCTTTGGCAAGTGAGCTTGTTGGTAAGACCCGTAAAGGAAGAGACTCGTTAACCCGAGTCGCTAATCCAATTAAAGTAGCAGACACTCAAGCGCGCCAATGGAACCGCTGGTCCCCATGAAAAGGCGCAAGGAGTTCCAAGAAGGCAATCCCCAACCTATTACAGTCAATGATTCAAGATTTGGGATACGCAAGTTCTTTCTAGACCCTAACGAACGCCCTAGTATCAAAGGCTATTCTGAGCCTGGTAGTGGCGTTAACGGGGAGCACCAGAACTAGTTTTAGGCGGAAAAATACGTCACTTACCCTTACTCTTGTAGTTAAGATTTGAAAGGACGCCCGTGACCGCTGCCTATCCCTCCAATATAGTTGCGTTTCAAACGCACTCTAATACTACTGAGGTAATTGACGCTTCCCACGTCAACAACGTTCAGAATGAGATTACTGCTGTTGAGGTAACTCTTGGTACTGAGCCACGCCTGTCTACGGCCCCAGCTTCTACCGCGTCCTGGAGCAACACTGCTCAGACCTATGCAACCCTAAACGCTCGCCTAGCTAACATCGAGGCTGGCGTAGTAGTTGACGCTCACACCCAGTACATCCGTAAGGCTAGCGATAGTGACAACGTAATTGTCCCGGGCACCTCATCTGTAAAGGGCTTAGTAATTAAAGGAACAAGCGGCCAGTCTGCTAACCTTCAAGAGTGGCAAGCCTCAGGCAGTTCTACCCCAGTAACCTATGTTGATGCTAACGGTAACCTTGTCGGTAACCTTAGCGGAACAGCGACCGGTAACGTCCCACTATCCACAGTAACAACTAAGGGTGACCTTATTGCTGCTACAGGTAGTGGCGCTGTTGCCCGTGTCGGTGTTGGTACCAACGGATACTTCCTGACAGCGGATTCAACACAAACTTCTGGCGTTAAGTGGACCGCACCTGTACAGGGAACTACAGGAGCCCAAGGCACTCAGGGAGTTCAAGGCACACAAGGAACTCAGGGCGTTCAGGGAGCAATCGGCTCACAGGGAACTATCGGTTCCCAAGGTACAATAGGAGCCCAAGGAACTACTGGAACCCAGGGTAACACTGGTGCTCAAGGTTTTGGCTACGCTCAACTACAAGGAACAACAGGTGCTCAAGGTATTGCTGGAACAGCAGCCGCGCAAGGTTTTCAAGGCAATACCGGTATTCAAGGAGCAACTGGAACTCAGGGTGCTGTTGGGCCACAAGGAACTATCGGTGCTCAGGGAACCACGGGCGCTCAAGGTCTAACAGGTATCTCTGGCTCTAACGGAATTCAAGGCACTACAGGCGCTCAGGGAATTCAAGGTCTTCAAGGAACACTTGGTTCTCAAGGTGTACAAGGTTTTGGTTATTCTCAGTTACAAGGTGCTACTGGAGCTCAAGGAGCCTCCGGCGCTCAAGGAACAATCGGTTCAATAGGTGTTCAAGGAGCTATTGGACTACAGGGACTAGTAGGTTCTACTGGACTTCAAGGTATCACTGGTTCTGGAGCTCAAGGTACAGCGGGCACTCAAGGAGCTCAAGGTATCCAAGGAACTACAATACTTGACCCAGTTGTATCAAGTATATTTTACAAATAACTAAAAAACATATATTAAGTAGCAATTACGTCTATTATCCAGCCTCATTTTCGGTATACCCTGACTATTTAAGTAACTGACTTTAGACTTATTATGTCCCATGCGCATGGGACGTTAAACCTATCTATAGATTGGAAATAAATAATGTCAAGTTATTCATCGCCCGCAGCTCAGGGCTCTGCTCAAGGTACTGGCGCGTATGCAGTCGGTATTGCAGCTCAAGCTGGCGGAGTAAACAACGACGGTCACGCTACAGACTCAGCGGGTAACGTCTCAGTTGACTTCGTATGGGGAGCCACACTCCCACTTCAGCCAAACGATGAGCGCCGCGCTTCAGTCTCACAGGTCGGCGGTTCAACAGGAGATACTGGCTGGTCACAGACAACATATGTTTCTTCTGGAAACCTTCCTTATGGCAACATCTCAGTAAGCCTTAACAACGGTATTACATACTCTACCCCAGCAGATAACCATGCTCGCGCTGAGGCTGGATACGCTGGATACCCAACATTTACATCAACTCACCAGAACGTCTACCTCATTACACAGGCTTCTGGCGATGGAACAACCCAGACCTACACAGCTCCAAATAACTTCCTCAAGGCTGGAGACACCATCAATATTACAGGCACAGGCCTTGATGGTACAAACCTTACAGTAGCTAGCGCAAACCGCTACACATTTACTGTATCTGGCTCTGGCACAGGAAGCTACATCAATATCTCAGGTAAGGCTCGTTACACAGACGAAGTTACTGCAAATGATGGCTCTTACGTAAGCGGAGTTGATTATGTACTCGTACCTAGCGTCCTTGGCTTCACAACAGCTGTTGCTGTAGACACCATGACCGACGCTGAGCTTGTACAGACAACAGCTTCAGGTGCTACAAACACAGCCACACAGCCAACTCGCATTAACGTCACTGACACCGCCACCGCAACTGTATACGTTTCTGGTGGAACTGGAACATGGCCAGTTGGTACAAAGGTCACAATCGCATCTGGAACAGGTATCCCAACAGCACTTGTTGGTACATGGTCTGTTACTGGCGGAACCTCAAGCACTCTTGTTATCTCAGGTTCTGGATGGACTGTTGCAGATACAGGTTCAATCACACCTGGTACAAAGCTCACTGGTGCTTCAGGCACAATCAAGACCCAGAGCGTTGCCGCTGGAGCAGCTTCAATCTCAGCTGGTACAGCAATTACACTCACTCCTTGGGCCTAATAGCTCAAACAAAAAGCCCCAGCCAATGGCTGGGGCTTTTTACTTTTAGTACCAATGATGCCGTTGCCAAAAACTCCAAGCGCGGCAGGCACTTCCATATCTTTTCTCGATATAGTGTATTCCATATTTAATTTGTAGTTTTGCTTCAGGGGTCTTAACTATCTTGTAGTTACCCCAGGTACTAGGCAAGAACTGGGCTATTCCATAAGCCCCAGACCACTTGTTCTTAGCCATAGGGTTAAAGTGACTCTCATTAGTCCAAATGTGATTTAGGCAACCCCACTCTTCTGAGCTCCATCCACTGGCATATGTCGTTAGGAACGCTAATGCCTGGGCGTCGAAGTACTTTACTTGTGGGCTATTTAAGGCCTCTATAGCCTGTGTGCGGGTCGTTTGAACCACCACATGGTCTAGTCTTACAGTTACTACCTTCTCTGGTCGTAGGGACTCTTTTAGGTTTAGTGCGTATGCTGGCGATACCAAGTTCGTAATTACGAGTGCTCCCGAAATCAGTACTGCCGATAACTTCTTCAAATCAATCGCTAGATTAATTCTGATATTGAGCATCGCTGCTCCTCTCAGTTGGCTAAGGCCACCATTGCTGGTGGCCCCTGTCATGTACTAGCAAACCAAAGAAATACATGCGTTGTCAAGTTATAGGCCTCCATTTACACAGAAAATAAAAATAATTGTGCGTAAAATTACATTTACGAGCGTATTTCGGGGTATTTAGACGGAGAATCATTCTGTGCAAGTCAAAAATACTACATAGAATGGGATGTTCAGGTGTCAAAATCCGATTGGGCAACCGTAATTTACTCTTACACCTTTGTTACCGGTGCGCTAGGCAGCGTTTTGTGGTTTATTGCTAAAAAGGCAATCCACCATATTATCCAAGAAAGCCAAGAAGACATCAAAACCATTAAGCATGAAGTCACCCCTAATAGCGGTGGTTCACTAAATGACAAGATTAACAAAGAAATCATCCCTATGCTAACTACTTTGGTGGAGAAGCAGCAGGACATTGCCGTAGATGTCGGCACTCTTAACGGCAAGTTTGAGCAGCATATTAGGGAGCACGAGTGAGACAACCACTTCCAGGCGATTATGGCGTAGTTAAAACTAACGGTTGGATTGGACTTCTAATTAGATTAGGTACCGTCAGCCGTTGGAACCACGCATTTGTTTATGTTGGGGACGGCCAGATTATTGAGGCTAACCCTACCGGCGTAGCTGTAAGCCCGGTCACAAAGTACCCAAAGATTGCTTGGAACCAGCATGAGACCCTCACAGATGCTCAGCGTATCACGATTGTAGCGGAGGCGCGTAAGACTATCGGAGACCCATACAGCTTCGGCACCATAGCCCTTCTTGTACTAAGAATACTAGGGCTAAAGGCTCTATCAAGATTACCACTAGTAAAGAAGTGGGCTTCTAAACACGGCTACATCTGCTCTGAGCTTGTTTCAGAGTGCTATACAAAAGCAGGATTTGATTTATGCGGCAAGGCTGACTACCTAGTGGTCCCAGGAGACCTTGCAGAGAGGTTAATCTACCAGTGAGCAGTGGAGTAGACATTGTAAATATAGCCGCGCAGCAGGTTGGCTATGTAGAGGGGGACAACAACGACACCCAATACGGTTCTTGGTACGGTATGAACCATGAGCCGTACTGCGCCATGTTTGTTAGCTGGGTTTTTGGTCAAGCTGGCCTAAGTAAGTTAGTGGCGGCTCAGACAGATAAAGGCTTTGCGTACTGCCCTGCTGGGGTTACCTGGTTCCAAAAGCAAGGCTGTGTGGTTGATAAGTACTCTGCTCTCCCAGGCGATATTGTCTTCTTTAACTTTAGTGGAGATGGTGTTGCCGACCACGTAGGTATTATCGAGGGGGCTTCTAGGGATGGAATTACAACCATTGAAGGCAATACCTCTGCTGACCATGCGGTAGGAAGTCAAGCAAATGGCATGGGTGTCTTTAGACGCCATCGCCCTTATTTGAATGTCCTTGCCATTGTTCGCCCTAAGTACCCCTCCCCCGTTGCACCAGCTAAGAGTTTGGCACAGAACAAAGGCCTTGCAGCTGGAGTAGCTGGGGCCACGGCTGTTACTGGGGGAGGAGCTGCGGTTATCCACAACGCTACAACCACTACGCCTCCTGCAAAGACTACTGTAATAGTAGCTCCACCGTTTCCTGGCACATCTAAATTTAAAGTAGGTGCAAAGGGTACGGCTGAGTTAATAGTAGCTCGGGCATTAGCTAATGCCGGTTTGCTACCGGCTAACCTTGTCTCTAACGTCCTGACTGCTGAAGAGCTAGCCTTGGTGCCTGTGTATCAGGGAAAATACCCAGGACTAAAGAAGTCAATCGGCAAGGGCATCGACGAGACTACCTATACCTCTATGGTTGCAAAGGCGGGGTCATAATGATTAAAGCCCATCTGCATAGCCCGATAGCCCTAGGCATCTCAGGCACAGCTGCCTTTACCTCTTGGTCTGCTATGGGATACCCAACAGACTCAAGGCATCTAATAGCTGTTTTGACAACCGCAACAGCGGGTGTACTATCTCCTAATGTGAGCTCGTCAAAGCCAAATGTGGCTTCCGACTCACACATACAGACACCGTATGTAAATAACCTAGAGGAGACAAAATGAAGTTAACAGCTAAGAGTAAGGCGCTTATTGAGCATTATCTAATTGCAACAGGCGTCGCAGCAGTAGCCATTTGGCGCTCAGGAGACCACAACCTCCATCACGTTGTTTGGGCGGCTGCGGTAGGCGTACTTGCTCCTGTCGTTAAGTCAGCTATTGAGCACTTCAAGGCACCATCTAACTAAAGATTAGTACCAGAGAGGCCACCTTCGGGTGGCCTTTTTGCGTTATACTAGGCCTACGATTCTAGGAGGATTATATGAAGTGCGACAACTGCTCTAATAAGGCGGCCTATACCCATTCCGATGCTGGCCTTAGCCCAGCCTATTACTGTGTTGATTGCCTACCTGTTTGGATGCAGGAGCGCGCTAACGCTGGACACTTCCCGTTGGTGTCCAATATCAAGGAAGAGAAGAAGTCCCGCAAGGCCGCTGAGCCTGTAGAAGAAGTAGCCGTTGAGGATAATTAAACACGACGCTAAACAGGTTCATCCAGTACCACCACATGGAGTATCCCCCAAGGGGCCTTTCCCTAGGGAGCTATTAGCGGAACCTGAAATCGTCTACGCAGACCCCGCGTATAGCGAGGACGGCTCTGATTTCCCCCTTGGAGCCACGGCTCAGAATAATTACCGTCCTCCGCGCTACCTACGCTGTAGTGTATGCTTTGCTAGAGTATTAGAAGATGAGACTGCTAACCACGTTTGTGAGGAATAATGGCTGACGGCATTGGTTCTTGGGAAGACATTTTTGGAACAGAGAAGCAGCGTCAATCCCTACGCGACAGGGACGCTAGATACTCTAAGCAACTAGAGCAGCGCACGGGCCGCCAACAAGATGAGGTCACAGACAGTTGGGAAATCACAACCCCTAAGGATGTTCAGAACGTTGGGGTAGAGATGCAGACCGCACCTACTAGTAATCCTAAGCGCCCTAGAGCATTAACCATTGCTTATAACCCAAATACCTCAACCCTTGTCATTGTTTTTAGAGATAATACTTGGTGGCAATATAACGGGGTTAACCCTTCTATTTGGGAAGAGTTAAAGAGCGCCCCATCCACAGGTAAGTACCTACAAGGTGGATTAGATTCATGGGCGGATATGGGACCAGCCGACCAGAACGCTTTGTCAGATTCAGTAGCCGCACAGATTAGTTCAGTAGCTCAGTCAGCCAGCAGAATGCAGGCGGTAGAACCTGAGATGTCAGCAGAAGAGTTTAGAGGAAAGAGCGCAAAGGAGTTCTTTAAAGACCACTTATGAAAACATTTGGACCACTATACGTTGGCAAGTTAAAGTATTACCACAAGAAAGCCCTACCTATTATTGAGGTGGGCTCTACCCAAGAAACTGAACTCCCTTATCGGGTTGGAAAGTGCCTAGTCTTTAGGGTGCCCTTCACCCTACCTGGGTACTACATTGGCCTTTTGCATAAGACAGTAGACGACCCTCATCTACTAACTGATGAGGATGTAGACCTAATCATGGCTAAAGCCTTGAAAGGTAGAACAGCATGGGAACCAAAGGACGGGTATTACAGTGAGTTTTTTGAAGAGTAAGAAAGTCTGGGATAAGCCTTTTTCTGAGAAGGTAGCCAAGCGCATATCCAAAATCCCTACAGGGGAGCTAGAGATGTGGATTGACCAAGCCAACTATGAACTAGGTCGCTGCATGTCCCTTTACATGAAGAGCCGAGATACGCACTACCTACAGGAAGCGCTAACTGGGGCCGAGGCGCTCCATGCTGTGGTAGATGAATTAAATAAGCGCATGACGTCTAGAATTTAACGATTTATCAATTTGTCGACATTTATGCTACACTAATCTTGCCTCTCTTCATTCTCCCGTATTGGCACCAGTAAGCCTGGGTTTAGCGATTCAGGCTTACTGTTTCAACCTACACTAGGGCTCATAATGGACATCGAAGACTACGAAGACGACTACGAAGATTACGAACTAGAAGAAGACGTAATTGACGACACCGAAGAAGAGCTGGACGAGCTATCTAAGGAGTTCGTAAATAAGCTTGTTGACCGCTGTATCCAGTTCATGTCTGCCCTTGTGGGCCATGACCTTCACCCCTATCAGATGCCTTTGGCGCGCCGCGTCATTGAGTCTGTAATTATCAACGATGGTGAAGAAGTAACAGCCCTAGCCGCACGTCAGTCAGGCAAGTCTGAGACTATTGCTAACACAGTGGCTACTCTTATGGTGTTGCTCCCACGCTTAGCCAAGATGTACCCAGACCTATTGGGTCGCTTTAAGGACGGTATCTGGGTAGGTATGTTTGCTCCTGTTGAGGGTCAGGTAGAAACTCTATTTGGACGTACGCTTAACCGCCTTACCTCTGAGCGCGCTCTTGAGATTCTAGGGGACCCAGAGATTGATGACTCTGTTGGTAAAGTCCCAGGAGTTACTCGACAGATTAAATTAAAGAACTCTGGCTCTACCCTTATGATGATGACCGCTAACCCTAGAGCAAAGATTGAGTCTAAGTCCTTCCACCTAATCGTTATTGATGAGTGCCAAGAGGCAGATGACTTCGTAGTATCTAAGTCTATTTCCCCTATGTTGGCGTACTACTCAGGTACTATGGTAAAGACTGGAACCCCCACCACCCATAAGAACAACTTTTATAACTCTATTCAGTTTAACAAGCGTCGTCAGACTAACGGCAAGAAGAATAGACAGAACCACTTTGAGTGGGACTGGCGCGCAGTAGCCAAGGTCAACGAAAACTACGGAAAGTTCATCAAGAAGGAAATGCTACGTATTGGTGAGGACTCAGACGAGTTCCAGATGTCGTACTGCTGCAAGTGGCTTCTAGAGCGCGGTATGTTCGTTACCTCTACGGTTATGGATGAACTTGGCGACACCTCTCAAGAAATTGTTAAGGCGTGGCACCGCACCCCTGTTGTAGTTGGTATTGACCCAGCGCGTAAGATTGACTCAACCGTAGTAACTGTAGTCTGGGTTGACTGGGATAGGCCTGACGAGTTTGGGTGTTACGACCACCGAGTACTTAACTGGCTTGAGATTCAAGGGGATGACTGGGAAGACCAGTACTTCCAGATTACCAACTTCTTATCTAACTACGATGTTATGTATGTAGGCGTAGACGCCAACGGTGTTGGTGACGCAGTAGCCCAGCGCCTAAAGATTCTACTTCCTAGAGCAGAGGTTATTGCCCTTGGCAGTAGCCAGCCAGAGCAGTCTAAGCGTTGGAAGCACCTAAAGCAGTTGATTGACCGCCGCATGGTGGGGTGGCCCGCTCACGCTAAAACACGCCGTCTACGTACGTGGAAGCGTTTTTATCAGCAGATGACAGACCTAGAGACTAAGTTTACTGGCCCTAACTTCTTGGCTAAAGCTCCTGATGAAGCCCACGCTCACGACGACTTTGCGGATAGTCTAGCCATCGCTTGCTGCCTAACTATGGATTTGATGATGCCATCTGTAGAAGTGTCTACGTCTCCATTTTTCAGATAATTTCTATTTTAGCCTGTATTTCAGGCCAATTCGTAGCACACTTTTCTATGAGGTACCTCAACCTAATTAGGAGTTAATATGACAATCGCACCAGACCCAAAGTTCCCAGAGCGTCCAGGAACAATGTATGACCGCAAGCTCTCACCTGCAATGCCAGGTCAGCGCGGCCCACTTCGTTTTGAAGAGGGACTTGCAACAGATACAGACGTTCCACAGGAGTTCACAAAGGGCGCAATGCAGGGTTACATTCCTGCACCAGGTCGTCCAAACCGTAATCAGAATGTATTTGAAAAGCTCCCAGAGGAGACAATGCGTGAGCGCGCTCACGTTGGTTCTGCTGCATGGGTAGAAGCACCAAACCACCTTCAGGAGTTTGCTGCTGGCGGTTTTGCTGACCACGGAGATAACCGTATTGAGGAAGTATTCCGCAACGGTGCTCATCAGCAAGCCCTCAACCCTGCTGTAGTTCAGGACTAATTAGATAAGTTTCTTGCTCCCCCTGTTTCTACGGCGAATACGTGGCAGGGGGACAAGAGCCTATTAAGGACTTTCGATGCCACTAATCTCAGGTCAAGAAGTTAAAAAGGGTCCTAAGCAATATCCTGCTAACCCTAAACAATGGAACATGATTGTTGCGCAAGCGCGCTCTAAGTTCCGCACTTACCCATCACCTGCCGCTGCCCACTGGGTTCACGCTAAGTACGTGCAGCTTGGTGGGAAATTCGTGCCTAAAGAGAGTGATGTTGACCCACGCTTCCGTGACTATGTTCAGGAGGCTAAGGATAAAAAAGAAGAAGCTCAAAAGAAGAAGGTAACAAAGCCCGTGGGTAAGAACCTTATCCGCGGTGAGCGTTTTAGATAAAAACTCGATTTGTGTATTTATCGACAATTAGTGATACACTGTATTTCACAAGCGGAAGAGGTGATTAGTGAGCGGTATTGATTTCTCGCCACCGAGTTATAGGGCGGCGTCGTCAGACCTTACTATCTCAATTTCCCCGCTAGGACTAGTAGAACTAGCAGACGAAGAGTTTGAAGTACACGGCCCACGCCTGAACCGCTACAGCCTCAACTGGGCTATGTATCTAGGTCACCACTACTCTTATCGCCGTCAAACTGGCGAAACCCAGATGGTACTTAATTACTATCGCGCTTTTACAGACTTTATTCTTAACTTTACATTTGGTAAGGGCGTCTCTTTCCGCTCACCAAAAGAAACAGAAGCTATTGTCCCAGACATCCTTGAGCGCGTTTGGGAAGTAGACAACAATAAGGCTACCGTCCTTTGGGAAATTGGTCAGCAGGGCTCAGTATCTGGAGACTGCTTTATCAAGGTAGCGTACGAAGAGGGTTACGTAGACCCAGCAGGACGCGCTCACCCAGGTCGCGTACGTATTCTTCCGCTCAACTCATC